ACCTTGGTGTAAACAAGGAGATTGGGTTATCTTTGCTCGTTATGCGGGTTCAAGACTACCAATAGAAGGCGGTGAGGTGAGAATACTTAATGATGATGAAGTTTTAGGAACTGTAGATGATCCTGAATCACTTCTTCATTTAATATAAACATAGGAAGGAACTATGCCAGAAGATAAAAAAAACGAAGACTTAATTGACGTTGGTGAAACAACAGGAGCCGAAGTTAATTTTGATGATAAAGGTGAACCGGTAAAACAAGAGGAAGTCAAGGAAGAGATCGAAGTTGAAAAAGTTGAAGCCCCTGCGGATAAAACTTTTGAAAACGAAAGAGAAACTAAACTTGAAAAAAAAGCGGAGCCTAAAGAAGAAAAAAAAGAAGATAAAGACGAGTTAAAAGAATATAGTGAAGGCGTTCAAAAAAGAATTGCTAAACTAACTCGTAAAATGAGAGAAGCAGAAAGACAGAGAGAAGAAGCTGTTCAATATGCTCAATCAGTTACTAACGAAAAAGATAGAGTCGTTAAAAGATTATCTAAATTAGATAAATCTTATGTTAGTGAATTTGAACAAAGAGTAACCACTAACATGCAAGCAGCAAAGCAAGCATTAAAAACTGCTATTGAAGCACAAGATGTTGAAGGACAAATTGCAGCTCAAGAACAGTTAGCAAATTTAACTGTTGAATCAGCTAGATTAAATGCTTTAAAAGCTGTGGAAAAAGAAGAAGCTTCTCAAGAAAAACAAGTTAGAATTAATCCACAACAACAGCAACAACCAGTATCAGATCCTAAAGCAGAAGACTGGGCATCTAGAAATGGTTGGTTTGGTAATGATTCAGCTATGACTTATACAGCGTTTGATATACATAAAACGTTAGTAGAGAAAGAAGGATACGACCCTAAGACAGACGAATATTATGAGGAAGTTGACAGAAGAATAAGGGTTGAATTCCCCCATAAATTTGATAAGATAGACGGTCAAACTACAGAAAGAACAAAACCTGTTCAAAATGTAGCATCAGCTAAACGTTCTAGCTCAACAGGACGCAAAAAAACTGTGAGACTCTCGCCATCACAGGTAGCAATTGCTAAAAGAATTGGCGTGCCACTCGAAGAGTATGCGAAACAACTAAATATCACGGAAGGAGCATAAGCATATGGAAAATGAAAAAATGAAAACTTCTCGTGCGAGTCAGACTAGAGCTAAAACAGCTAAAAAAGTAGTATGGACTCCACCCTCATCACTTGATGCACCACCTGCGCCAGCCGGTTATAGGCATAGATGGATAAGAGTTGAAGTTCTCGGATTTGATGACACTAAAAACGTTTCAGGAAAATTACGAGAAGGATGGGAATTAGTCAGAGGTGACGAATACCCAGGTCAAGATTATCCAGTTATGAAAGAAGGCAAATACGCAGGCGTCATTGGAGTAGGAGGCCTTGTGCTGGCAAGGATAGCCGAAGAAATCGCGCAAGCTCGGGAAGCTTATTTTGCGAAAGCAACTAAAGACCGAGACGAAGCTATTAACAACGATCTTCTTAAGGAACAGCACCCAAGTATGCCGATCAATAGTGAAAGGCAGACTCGTGTAACTTTTGGTGGTACAAAGAAAAACTAAATTTTTTTAGTAATTCCTACCCATTAAATTAACTTAAAAAGGAAACAACTATGGCAAATGCACAAACATCTGGTTACGGGTTTAGATCTGTGATGGCAATTGGAAGCACTCCAGCTACACAAGGTCAATCTGAATACCAGTTATATGACACTGACGGTGGTGCGTTTAACACGTTTTATAAGAATGATCCTGTTTCTCTGAACGACGGTAACTCCGTTGCTGCAGAGGCTGGCTTCTTACAAGATGCTGGTTACGCAACTACTGACGACGGTAGAGCGGGTGGAAATTCCTACGATTCAACAGGAACTTCACCTAAATTAGTGGGTATATTCAACGGAGCTTATTACGTAGATTCAACTACAAGTAAGCCTACATGGGTAAACTCATTAGCATCAGGCGCTAATTTTGGCACTGATTACAACACTGGGTCAAGCAACGGTATAGCTTTTGTAATTGATAATCCTAATCAGGAATTTCAAGTAAGATCAGGAGCAGTAGCAACTACAACTACTTTTACCCAAGCAGACATCGGTAATAGATACAACTGTAGCAACCAAGGTGGAACTGGAACTTCCGGTCAATCTGACGTAAGACTAGACGTAGACACAGCAGACGCTGCTGGGAATATGTTTACTCTAATCAGAGTGGCAGGTGAGCCTAACCAAACAGACAAGACTGACGTAAACGGCGGTGTTGATGTTGTGGTGGCAATCAATCCAGCTTCTAGCTTGTACAAGTAATAGAATAAGGAGATAAACAACTATGGCAATATCACGAGCACAGCTAGTCAAAGAACTAGAACCAGGTTTGAATGCTTTATTCGGACTTGAATACAGAAACTACGCAGACGAAGCAGCGGAAATTTTCGATACAGAATCATCAGACAGAGCTTTTGAAGAAGAAGTAATGTTATCTGGATTTGGAAATGCAGCTGTTAAACCAGAAGGTCAAGGAGTATCATTTGATGATGCACAAGAGACTTTCACTGCTAGATACACTAACGAAACGATTGCATTAGCATTCGCGATCACAGAAGAAGCTATCGAAGATAACTTGTATGACAGACTTGCGTCTAGATATACAAAAGCGTTAGCAAGATCTATGGCGAACACTAAGCAGATCAAAGGCGCAGCAGTATTGAACAATGGATTCAATGCGACATATGCAGGCGGAGACGGAGTAGCATTATTTTCTACTGCGCACCCTACATTGTCAGGAACTTTTTCAAATACGTTAGCGACTGCAGCAGATCTTAACGAGACTTCATTAGAACAATCGTTAATTGACATTGCAGCGTTCACTGATGAAAGAGGACTTAAAATTGCAGCTAGAGGAACAAAATTAGTAATTCCTTCTAACTTACAATTTACTGCTGACAGACTGTTAAATACTCAAGGTAGAGTAGGCACAGCTGACAATGATATCAACGCGATCAAAAACATGGGAATGATTCCACAAGGTTATACTGTGAACCATTACCTAACTGACACTGATGCGTTTTTCATTAAAACAGATGTACCAAATGGTCTTAAGCATTTCATGAGAACACCTATCAAGACGACTATGGAAGGTGACTTTGATACTGGCAACGTTAGATACAAAGCTAGAGAGAGATACGTTTTCGGATTCTCTGACCCTAGAGGTGTATTTGGCTCACCAGGAGCGTAATAAATAATTAATTTAGGGGCCGCCTCAAAACGGCCCCTTTTTTTTAATAAGGTGAGAAAATGAGAAAATTCCTAGTAAAAATAAATGCATATCAATATCACACAGAATTTGAAGTTCTGGCTGAGGATAATGTTGAGTCTATTGAAAATTCAATAGTTGACAAACTGGGAGAAAAAGGTGTAAAATGGGAATATCTTGGAGAAATGATGGCTCCTAAGATAAACAGAATAACCTATGAGGAGGTTGTTGATGGTACAAGACCTGTACAAACACAAAAGGTCCTTGGAGTTGAAGTGGCAGTTGGAGTATGAGCAAGAAGGTAAATATACTCTAAACATGGTTAGAATTGATGACAAAATTAAAGAAGTTATCACTGAAATCAAACTCGAGGAAAATAAAATTGCTGATAGACAAAATGCAATTGACAGTGCTGCCGCCCAAGTTTCTGTAGCTACTTAACAAAACGCTACATCGTTGAAATCGTATATTTCTGTAAGGATCTCTTGCACTCTACTAAAATCTCATATATAACTTAACTACTATACAATTTTTAAATGTTGAATGTAGACGCGTATAGTCGACGGCCTAGAGACTACGTTCACACTAACTAGGAAAAGGAGAAAAATTATGGCAAAAACTAACTTTTCTGGACCGATAACTTCGGGTAATATCAGAAATACAACAGGAACAACAGTAGGTACTAATGTAAGAAATGTTGGCTTTACAGAAGTAAGTCAAACGTTTCCAGTTGATTACTCTATGTTTGTCTTTGATGACGATTCATTAGTAACAACAGCTGGTGGTGGAGCAGCTGGAACTTCAGCAGGAACACTTACTCAAGTTCAAGACTTCGTAATGCCGAATTCATATGGTGGAGTTTATGGTGCAGCACTTGTATCAATTAACTCTTCAGCTAATGATTCAGGTATAACGTTTACAATAACAGGAACTGACATCAATGGTAAAACTCAAACTGAGGGCGCTATTACAGGACCAAGTTCAACTACTGTACAAAGTACTTTAGCTTACAAAACAGTAACTTCAATTGTTACAAGTGGTGCTTTAACAGGTAATGTTAAAATTGGTTATGATGGAGCAGTAACAACTACAAAAGTTCAATGGCCTTTAAGATCTAACTTTAACGTTGATCCTCAAGGACAAACAGCTACATCTGTTAACAGCGGTGAATTGCTTGACGCAGCGAACTTAGCTAATAATATTGTAATTCCAAAAAATTCAAGAGTTACATATATAAGAGGCATTGTGCCAGCTGGCTTAGTGTTTGATTTTGGTGGAGCTACAACTTTTGGTTTTGGAACTACTTCATACAATAACGCTGGAACTATTGAAGTTGATGAAGATTACTTCTCACTATCTGCAACAGCAAATGCTAAAGCAGCGGCTTTCTATGACACGTTAACTGACTTTGGAAACGTTTCTGCAGCTATGTATACAAATCACTTAAATGTGAGTAATGCAGACTCAGGAAGTGGAACATCGACTGGCGAGATTGATAAAGAGTTAATGTTAGTAATGAACATTGCAAACGGTACTACACCTACAGCAGGTGAAATGCTTGTGGTTGTAAATTACTTACAACAAGTAAACACAACTAACTAATAAATTCTTCTTGGGCCCTTCGGGGCCTAAGAAATAATATTAACTAGGAGAAAATAAATATGCCAAATCAATCTTATGTAGCAGCCAAGATGTTTAAAGCAGTCGGAGCTGATACAGATGCAATTTGTAAATCACAGACAGTCGGCGGTGCCGGTGGAAGTTTAACTTTAGATGGTGATAGAGTTGGGGCTGGTTTTGAAGCTAGTGGAGCAGCAAATGATGGCTCTAACCTGGCTACAACAGTAACAGTTAAATCTATGGGTTCTGATGAATCTGGAGATACTTTTACTATTACTGGAACTGATTCTTCAGGAAATGCAGAAACAGAAAATATTACAGGTCCAGGAGCTGGTTTAACAGTTACTACAACTAAAGCTTTTTTAACTGTAACAGCAGTATCTGTAGGTTCAGCTTTAACTGGAAATGTTGAAGTAGGTTTTACCGCGACAACTTCTACAGAAGGTGTTGTATTCGCAGGCGCAACAAGAATTAGAGGAATGCATGGAGTGAGTGCTGCAGCGACAGCAGGAAATGCAATTTTTAGA